TCAAACATTGAGTTCAAACTTCACCGTCTCATCTCCATCAAGCAGTCGCTTGGTATGGTTTATATTATTCTCGTATATGTGCACATTGCCGAGATTCAACGTTATATTCTTTAGTGGTAGGTCTATCTGTCGTGCCATGAGATATAGGTGGTATATATCGGCTGGCAACCCTAAATTAGCATCGCTGCTCCTTTGGTAGGCCGACAACACCAATTCTCCGTCATCAATCTGGAATTGAACCAGACTCAAGCATGGTGCCTGGTTGCTTTCTGCGCCTGTTTCACCGAGGAACAGCACATAATTCTTACTATTACGCTTCTCGCGGTTTATCTTGGCAATCAGTGGCGGGAGCTTCTCAAAGTAGGTCGGATAACTGTTCACCAGCACGCTTCCGCAATAGTCCCACCAGTTGATGCCTACCTCACGGTATTTTTCCACCTGTCGCTCGCCTTGCATGAACAGCTGCAGCTCATTTTTCAATTTCTTTCTTGCTATGCCGTGGCTCTCGAATATATCAAGCAGGTCTGCAGGTGATAACGACAGCTGCTCATTTAGAAGATAGCGAATATTACCTTTCTTATTGGCCTGGGGCTTTCCCTGTTCCAAAATCTTATCCAGCATCTGATAGTATTTGTTCATCGTTCAAATGGCATTAGAATATGGTTTAAACGGCATCTGTATAAAGCATGATATCCGTATAAGAAGAGTTATAGTTCATGTGGGCATTGAACTCCTTACGGTGGCAGTTTTCAAAGGGGTTGCCTATAATTTTATTCTTACCTATCCATTTGCAGAGTTCTATTATAGAAGACTTGTTCGAGGTGAAGTAGATGAAGCGGTGACCGGTGAGTATGGTCAGCACATCAAGATAATCGGATAGTTTCCAGTACATTTTGTAGGTCTTACTATCTGTACTCAGGTATGGAGGATCGACGAGGAACACCACACCAGGCACGTCCTTGTACTTCTCAAACAACTCCTTATAATCACAGGAGGTAATGACCAGCCCGTCGAGGTAATCGCTACAAGACGGATAGTCTACAGCCTTAATATTGTTATATAAGGTCTCCTTTTCAAAGTCGGAGAACTCGGTAGCATACTTCATTGAGAACATCAATGATGAGGACAGTGTTATATAATCGACATATCCGTAGGTACACTCATGCCTGCGTATGCAGGACAGTACGCGTTCCCGTGCCCTTCTCAATATTGGCTTATGACGTGGAACATTCACTATTGCCCTTAGTTCAGCCAGCAGGGCATTCGTCTGGGGTAATGCCTCCAGTCGTTTACGATAGCCGTCAAAATCATTATATACTACGGTGGAGTTCGGCTTCTGATGCTTGGCGATATGTGACAACAAACCGCTGCCACCGAAAAGATCCACGAAGGTCGCATTGTCAGGGAACTGCTGGAGTATTTTGATGTACTCTTTTGCAAACATCCGCTTCTGTCCCTGAAAGGGAAGCGGTGCTGAAAGATATTGTTTCTTCATAAATTTTGTTTTTTAGTGGATTGCAAAGGTCGGCATATCGCTCAAAGAGAAAGAATATTCATCAACAATCATACTGCAAATATATTACACTCACGGTTCATCCGCTTTATAAGGCTGTACACGGTACGCTCACTCACGGCGTAGCGAGTTGACAAAACTAATACGATATAGGAAACTTTCTCACCATGCCGACGTAGTTCTGTATAATCATTATAGAGGTCTATATACCGTTCGTCTTTCAGACGTATACCAGCCTCGCGAAGCCTTTTTATCAATTCCCTGTTAAATTTCAAGATGTCTATTATCTTCATATTCAATAAAATTTGTATCTTTGCATTATCTCACTTGCATAATTAAGAAGCACCATATGTGAACGAGGGTATTAGCCCCCGGTCGCACATATGGTGCTTTTTGGTTAATATGTAGGTGAGATGACTATTAACAGGCCGGGGGCTTCTTTTTCACTCCCGGGAGATTATTTAATTGGCTATATACTACTTTGTCAGCCAATCAAGTGTTGCCACATCTTCGAACGTTCTGTCCGAGCTTTTGAACGACTTAAGAAGTTCTGAGGCGTCGAGAGAGTCGATATCCACTTCAACTTCTTTTTCCGACAACGAATTGAAATACTCCTTGCCTTTTTTGTTCCACACAGCGAACCACTCGTTTATTTCTGCGATTTCGCGTTTTTCAGCTGCAGTCATGTCACGTGCCTCTTCCTTTGCATGTAGTTCCCTTTCCTGCGCTTCCTTGACGCGCTGCTGCATTTTCTCAAATTCTTCATCCTGAAGCGTTGCGCGCACCTCCTCGATGTCTTTATCGTAAGTCTCTGAGATAGGGCGCAAGGCTTTGAGGTTCTTCCACACCGCAAGCATCGCATCATCACTCATACCGCTTACTTTCAACGCTTTTAATGCCCTGTAGGCTTCAACTGCCTTAATCGTTTTTACTTTCATTCTTACTTTAATTCTTACTAAATTACTTTGTTATTTACTTTTATTTTGCTTCTGTTGCACTGACTGTACCGAGCTTCGCTGCGTTTGCCTTGCAGTACTTCACAAATTTTGTAACATCTGTAATAGCTGCAATGATTTCGTCTTCGTCAGTTGTAAGATAACTGATGTTGATACCTCCGAAATGCGCGAAAGTTGCGAGCTGTTTGTTTATATCATCGTTACTGCAAACGCTACCATTTTCGATATTTGCATACTTATCGCTTTCAACAGAAACGACCGCCTTAATAGTTGTACTTGCGCCTACTGCTTCAACACTTGCCTTGAAGCCGGCAATTGCTTTTACTTTTACTTCCATAGTTTGTGTATGTTTATTGTTACTAATTTAAGTTGTCTCTAAGTTATCATTTAAGTCAATCATTTTGACAGGGACCTGATCGGTCTTTTTCATAAAAATGTATTCTAATCGATATCTTTGGCCTGTTTGTATACCATTAAAAAAATGAGTATATGTTTCGCCAGGATTGACATGCTCGAAATTATATGCTTGTTCCCCTTTTATCATCGGAGAATCCATTTCTGTAGAAGAGAATCTCAACATAACATAAAAATTGTTTGTCGACCCCCCGGGATAAGATTTATCGATTTTTATTTTTACACAAATTTCTCCTTTAATTGTTTCATATGCTTGTATAACATAATATTTTTCAATATTATATTGATTAGATGTAACTTTAGTTTCTGAAGCACTAAATCCGTGAATTGTGTAGTAAATAGCTTTCACTGGAGGTCTATTTAATGCAAGTGGTACAGAACTTAAGAACGCATATGCTTTGTAAGCTCCTATATCCAAATTTGCATTTTCTATATCTACACTTGCATTTCCTGATTTCAAGGGCTCATTAGAAGTCTTAAAACAAACAATTTGTCCTGATTCATTTTTTAAGGCTACCCCGAAATATGTTTCTGCTAATATACCTATATTATATATATTAAGTTCATAATCAATACTAACATCTTTAATCATCATAATAGCAGTAATACTGCCGTTTTTTGTCCCTTCAATCATAATAGAAGGCCTTTTAAAAGGTGCAGTTGCAGCATGCTTGTAGCCTATGAAATCAGACAGCCGGTAGGGGCATGCAAAAGTAGAGCCTACTTTCACACGCGACCAGTTGCCCAAGCCTTTATCGTATAATTCTGTCAAGCTTTGCAAAGTGTTACCATGTGCGATTTTTATACCGCATATCCCGAGACCTGCAAAGTCTGCACCCTTGAACCACGTTGCATTGTCACGCCATTTCCTATTTGCAAAATCGAACTCGTCGGAGGTGAAAGGCTTATTCAGTTCCACAGGCTTGAACTTTGCCCACATGTTTATCTTGTCGCTCCTGCAAAGCGTTGCAAGGTCGTTACTCGTCTCACCGAGCACGGTCTTCACGTCCGCAATGCTGACGGGAGCCTGTATGATGCCATTGACGATGCTCATGCCGGGCCTCCTTTCTCTTTATAACAAGTCACGCTGCCTGTCACAGTAAGAGAGCCCTTGACGAGCAGGTCTCCCTCGACGATTAAATCGCCCGCAACCGACCCGGCTTTGGGGAAAAAGTGCCTTAATACCTCTTTTTCCTTGACCACAGTCCTGACTTCTGTTCTTACCGTTGTCACGCCGAACTTATCGGCTAACCATTTTATCAGTTTCTTCATAATTAATTATGTTTTAAGGATTCGACTTCCTTTTCAAGTTCCATTACCCGTTTCTTTAATCTTTCTACCTTATCGTCAACTTGTACAGCTGCTCCGAATGCGAGTGCAATAAGTCGCGTGTCGAGGTAGTTCAGCTTCATGTAGCCGTCAGCATTTGTATAAACCATACTCTTCAGTGCACTTCCTTTCACGTTTTGCGCAATAAATCCGACACTGTGCTCACCCGTACCCTTGTAATCAAACTGCCAGGTTCCGCCCAGGCTACGAATTACTTTCATGCTGTCCACGGCCTTGATATTTTCTTTCAGTCTGCGGTCCGATGTAGTGTAGGCTGTCACCCCACCCATGGCCAACACATTTCCGTGGAACTGTGCTGTTTTGTCACGGCTGATAATGAGCGCAGTTTGCCAGCCGTTTTGGTAGATGTTGAACTGCAACTCACTGCCCTCGAAGAGCGTATAGAGCGGACGATCATTGCAACCGAAATAAACCGCGTTGGACTCTGAAATAAACAGTGCACGCTGATTACCACCCTCCTTATCTCGCAAGCGCACTCCTTTGTTGTTAGCGAGGTTCAGATAACTATCCACGAGCAACTCATCAGTAATTCGCGCGCTGCCGTTTACGTCAAGCTTGTAAATAGGAGTATTTGTACCAATGCCGATATTGTTTCCAGTGAAATGCAGCAGATTGTTGATGTTCGTCACGCTGCTTAGCGCCCCCGTGACGTTGCCTGTGCCGTCAAAATTCTGCCCCCAGATTGTACGGGGTTTATCTAATCTTGTTGCACTGTTTACATTGCATTTAAGTTGTGTCCCAACATCTGAAGGCAATTTTTTGTAATAGGTATTGTCACCATTTAGAGTGATGTATCCATGTTCACCATACAATATCGTTGAAAAATCCGTTGTGTCATAATCTGAAAAGACAGTCCAGATGGAAAACGTTGCCGTATCAGCATTATAATAAAAACGCAATTGATTTGGAGAATATTCGAAACTTCCCATTGCACGGATATCAACCTCATAATCTGTCCGTTGAGCCCTGACACGGAAGAGAATAGTGATAATGCCGACTCCTTTATGTCTTGATGCTATTGCTAAAATAAGCTTGTTAACAGACCATACCGGTAAACCAGCCGCTTTTGTAACGCATCGATAACCATTTCCACTTCCTCCCTCTGTACTGACACCTAAACTTAGCTGATATACATTTCCGTCTGAGGTCAGTATTTTAGAGAAATGCTTACCTCCTACAAATTCAGAATTCAGATTGTGAACCATACTCGTGTCCTGCATCGTTCCACCAGCGAGAGACAGGTATTTCCCCGTCACAACATCATCAGTGAGCTGAGAGAGTTTCGTCAGGTTCTTTTCATCCCAAATTTTTATCCATTTCGCGTCTTTGATTTGCTTGCCCTGTGCCTCGTTCTTACGATAGTACACGTCACTGTTTACAAAAGTAGGGAGCGCAAGCTGACTGATCCAGTTCACGCTGTCATTTTTCGACCAGTCCATCGAAATCACATGTCGCCACGTCTCATCAATTCCGGACTTCGTTGTCATCACGGCATAATAGCCAGCCTCGTCAGGTGCGAAATTGACTTCTCTGTGCGTCTTGAATGTATCGACGATACCATAGCCGTCTATAGTTGTAGGTTTGTTTGTCAATGCAGAAAAAGCATGCGTGTGTGATATGCTTGCAGCATTGGTGATGCCATACCCCTGCAGGGTGTTCGGCTTGCCTGTGATTTCGCTCCAGGAGTAAGTCGGTTTTGTCGCTGCCTTGGCCCAGGCTGGCACGTCGCTGGCAGGCATTGAAGTAGGTTTGTTCTGAATAATCGACCAGTCGACCGAGGTCAACGCGCCACTTTCTACTTTCTTCAATCGCTCATGAAGGTCCTTACCGAGGAAAGCCGAGAGGACAGCTGCCGCCTTTGCGGTAGTGTAGTCGCTCCAGCGGTCCAGGCGCTCATAGCTTGTGCCGCCACTTTCGCTACCGCCACCCTGTACCTTGCCTGCACCGAATGCCGTCAATCCACCTGTAGTGTACAGCCCCGCAGCCTTTCTTGTATCCGAAACACGTGTCAGTGAAAGTGCACCACTCGTTTCATCATAGCTGATTTTGATGTCGCCGATAGTGATTCCCTTGAGGAAATTTATCAATTCCTTGGCGGTATCTTCCTTATCCTTGTGCAGGAACTCGTCATATGCAGGGCTGTCCTCCGCCAAGGCCCGCGCTTTATCGGCATAGGCGGCCCGCGCTGCATCGTTTGCCTGCAGTGCCTTGTCTGCCTGTTCTGCAAACGTAGCCTTGTCTGCCGACAGTGCATGCCGCACGTCGTCACTCTGTGTCCAGGGCGTCGTGCTGCCACCCCTGCCGGTTCCCTCAGCCCGCTTTCGGGCAAACATCTTGATATCAATCATTGCTGTCTATTTCCTTTAATGTCAGTTCTGCCGTTCCCTCTGCAAGGTTTCTGCTGATGCCTTGCACAAAGAAGTTCTTGTTTAGAAAATTATGCCTATAGTGTGCAAACGGGTCTACAAACCCTCCGCGGATATCCGTCATGTGCTGTGTCATGATCACCCGGGGCGTATGATATTCCTGATAGTAACTGTTCACATAGAGTTGTTCGGGTTTGGCGATACTATCGGTTAACCGATTATACAATGTAAGTATACCATCACCGCTGGTAACGTCTACAGGAGTAGAAAGGCAAAGGGTATTCTTAACGCCTATCTGCATGCATTCGTCATGCGTCAGGGCAGAGGTAACCTTGAACTCAAGGTCATCCTTGCGGTTGCAAAATGAACTCTGCGCAGCACTCATATATACGATGTCGTGATCATCGCCGAGTAGTTCCGTCTTTCCATTGTCACTCACCACCTTCACTTCAAAAGACTTTATCTGTATTGAACTCACGTGTGCCAGCAGTGGAATGGCATCTTCGGTCCACTTTGTGTGTCTGAAGAATGTAGGATGGCGGCGTGTGATATCACTCCAAAGCACATTCACCGGCCCAAGGACGATAAACCTTACTGCACCAGCAATGTGGTCGCGTTTCCGAATAGGTATAGCCATGCCTTCACTGTCTACGCCATGCTTCCAGCTGATGTTGTTCTGTAGATCATACTCGTGACCAACTAACTTGTCACCAATCTTGGGATCAAAACCAATAGTAAAGCTCTGCGCGTAGTATTCATCATCGCTACTGCATTCCGAGCGTTCTTTGTATTTACGCCACTCAAAATCTTCCATCTGTGAGCCGCTCCCTGTCTCAACAACGCATTTATCACCGATAATAAGCATACAGGCTACGAGTCCTACTTTGCTGATTTTGTCGGTTCCGTCACCCACACTACTATATTTAAACTCGTACTCTTCAGGTGCTGTATCCGTAAATGGGTACCATCCCGAATCACCTTCTTTATCCCATAGTGCTTCTTCATTTTGTCGCGGATCAGACAGCTGTTGCTTCCAAAACAGGCGTGTATAATAGCACTTATCTTTCGACTTGTTCTTTACAATATTAATTGGAACCTTACTATCAGACGCCTTGCCTGCAAATGGCATTAATATCCACTCCTTTGTTCTGAGATCATTATATCTACCTGTTACTTCCATAATTGGGTTTAGTAGCATTTTTCCTGAAAATACAATGTAATTTATAGTCTCCTCATCGACAGGAGAAAACACACCACCTGAATGCTGTCCCACATAAGTAGCATAGGGAATAGCCTCATGAAGGGCTTCCACATTGGGATAAGCTTCCGAGGAGCTATTCTTCCCATTGCCATTCACTGACAGCACAAGTACTGTCTCCATATTGATTTTCGACACGGGGCTGTTATCTTTCCTTGCCATAGCCCGCTCCACCTTGCCATAAGAAACGAGTCCAGCCCCAAGATGCTTACCGAGCCATTGCAACATTGCATGTTGATTCTTGCCATCTCGCCCGAAATAGCTATTAAGGTCTTTATCAGCATTGGCTATATTATCATGCATCAGAAATTTCCACTCAGGATGCCGCTTTATCCACACATACCAATCTACAATACTACCATCATCATAATCTGTATCACCATTGAATACCATTTCATAAAAGCCTCTCAAAGCTCGTTTGCCATCGCCTAAGCTGATCAATTCGGACATGTATTTTTGACGCGCCATGAAATAGCTCCCCAATTCATTTTCTTTTAATGGACTTTCGACAAGACTTTCCATTTTCTCCACCTTACAGGTCAGCAGCAGCTGGTTGTAGATTTCGCCGACACTAATGGTTGTATCCGTGCTTGAAACCTTATCTGTCGTTATCCCTATCAGTCTGTAAGGTGTAGTTAGAGACTTGTTGCTGTAAAGGTCTTTCCATGCGATATTTTCTGCCTTTTTTATGCTTTCCCATGAAAATACATAGAAAGAAAATCCCTGCTGTACGATGTGCTGGTTAAGATACTTCAGCAGTTCAGTCAGCACCTCTTCTGCCGTCCACACATTATCTTCATTATCAGAGAGGAACAACAGCTCATGAATGGCTATCTGTGAGAAAATATTGAATGTAGGCGCCGATTTATTCATTCCGATACTGCCATCATAATAACAAGCTAAACTTTGCTTTCCAAGAATATCAAGATTATCCGTCAGTCCAGACAGCTGCTCACGAATGATATCTAAGAGACTGCGCTGTCCTGCATTCTCTTTCACCTCCTTATAGGTGATACCCTGCACGCCGACATTTTGGTACTTTCCATATTGCAGGGCTGTTAGTACGTCGATACAGCTGAGTTCGATTTCATCTTCTTCCTCATTGTAAGGTTGTGAATAGGTCTGCGGTTCGATAAAGCCGGCAAAAATACATTCTCCCTCACGATAGATATTTACTACAGCATCACGGCAGGAAGCACAGAACAGGTCGGGAATGAAGTTCTTCACCAGCAGTCTTATGGTAGCCTGATATTTGAGCAGCACATCGAACGTATCGCTCACTTGGCTTTCTATCTCCACGGGGTCATCCGTCCAGTTGATGCCGCAGCCCTTGGCTCCGATTTCAACTTCATTTGTGCGATCACCTCGAATGAGAATGTGCACCTCGATGCGCTCGTTCTTTTCATTATAAAATTGTCCGTGTATATACATTTTTACAATTTGATGTTTGTTTTCCGTCTACTGATACGTGTTTCGTTAGCCATCGCCAGCACAATATCACGTCCGCGAAGGCGCGCCTCCAATCGCCCGCCACCATTACCACCATCACCGATAATCGATTTTAGTTTATTCAGCGGTGCAATCACTTCGGGGTTTGACCTTGCCCCCGCATACTCGCCCATGATAGAGAGTGTTGGTCCATAAACGATGCCACCGTCGGCAAACGGAGTAACACCATTGATGAAGTTAAAAAGGCGACTCTGCTGCGCACCATTGAGAATCATTTCGCCCGAGTTAACGCGAGCCAATAATTTGTCGCCGCTTGGCGATGAGCCGCCCACAATACCACCATTGGCAAATGCACCACTGATAGAGGCCAATGCGGCCACCACAGCAGCCACACCCGCGGCAATGGCAACAATGTTATAGGGGAACGGCATGCTGGCACCGCTGGCCGTAGCACTGGCAATGGCTTCACCACTTTTAGCAGCAGTGTTGGTAATTGTTGCAGCTGTGTCGGCGGCTGTTGCGGCGGTATGCGTCGTCGTAGCCGCTGTTTCGGTTGCCGTAGCTGAAGCCTTCACGCCGCTTGCTGCGGCGCTGGCCTGTGTGGCACCCGTCAGCACCTTGATGATATCCACGATGCCAGCAATACTCTGAAAAATTTGTATGGCGCCGTCTACCACGCCAGTGAGGGTCTCCCACGCATTGCGTCCACCTTCAAGGGCGTTGGTCATCGACGTAATGCCACCGGCTACACCTTTCGTGTTACCCCATAGGTCAGTCAGATGCACATCGCTCTTGCGCAGCACCTTTTCATATTGTCCATATGAACCGATGAGTTTTTCAACCTCTTCGCGCTGTTGCTTACCAAGTGGATTCTTTGTATCGCGGAGCATATCCTGCAATTCCTTGATACGCTTTTTCACGCCGTCGAGCCCCATCACCTTGAGTTCAATCTTCAACTCATGGCTACCTAAACCTTTGAGGTGCGTCATTTCATTTTGCATATCGGGCAGACGTGTCAGACGGTTCAGGGCTTCGCGTTTCTGTTCTAAGGCGGTGATGGTTTCCCCGATACTACTAATTTCTTCGCCTGAAGCCTTCTTTTGTTTTGCCTGATAATAGCTGACGGCCTCGTCTAACTTTTCTATCGTGTTGAGCCGCGTGATATCTTCAGGCACTTTCAGGGCAGCCAGCGTGTCATCCCACTGCTTTTTCAAATCACCAAGCGCATTAATCTGCTGCTGTATTTGAGTGCGCTCGGTGTCGGTGGCCGTCTTGAGTAAGCCCGAATAATATTGCAGTTCATCATCCAGCTGCTTATATGTTTTGATTTGTTCCACGCCCACCTTGCTGTGTGCATGCTGTTCGAACGCTGTTTTAAGGTCGTTCAAACGTGCTATCTCTTCATCGATACCCGCCACCTGGTCTAAGGTCGCCTTGTTGCGCAAGTCCTGCTGATAGCTGATAGCCTTGTCGATATCTTCTAACGTCTTGAGCTCCTTTGGTCGTGCTGCCTGTTCCTCCACAGCCTTGATGGCCTGCTGCTGTTGTTGCAGCAAGGCAATCTTTTCGGCATAGAGAGCAAGCGTTTTCTTTTCTGATGCCTTGGTTGTCTCGAGCTTGTTTTGATAGAATTGGATATTGTTCCCGAGTTCTTTGTAGCTGCTGGCATTCGCGATGAGATGTTTTCCACTATAGCGGTCTTCGCTGGTTTTCTTGTTTTTCTTACCAGCGCCGCTATTTTTCCCGCCGTTTTGTGCACGATTGGCCATGAGGGCGGCAAGTGCATTTTCCTTCTGCGCCTTGGTGTTTTCCTTGACAGCCTTCGTCTTTTTTTCTATGTCCTTACCATCACTGATGCCGAAAAACTTCTTTACCCATTCCCACACGGTCTTGATTACAGCGCTTGCTTTTTCAAAAGCCTTTACCAAGTAATCCCAAACAGCAGTAGCTATATCTTTGACTGCAGCCCATACCTTGTCGCATATTTTGCGGAAACCTTCGCAGTTCTCGTAAGCTTCATAGAGGATAGCGATAAAAGCTGCGACAGCCAATACAACAAGACTGATTGGATTCATGGAAAAGACTACATTCAGGGCTGTCTGCACCACCTTCCAAGCATTGGTGGCCACCACGACAACCTTCGATAATGCTACATGCGCCTTGGTGGCTATATCCAACGCTCGCAGTCCACCAATAACAGCAGAGATACCTGTTTTTAATTGTACCATTGCCATCATAGCTAATCCCGTGTTGGCAATGAGTTCTACATAAGGCGATAAAACACTGGCAATACTACTCTGCCAGTCCATAACTGCTTGCACTTGGTTCTTAATCATCTGGTTTGTACTCTCACCTGTACTCGCCATACGCTCATAGGCCTCGTCAATAGTGCCTGCCGAATCACTCATTGCCTGAATGTTCTCGGCAAACTTATCTTTCTGTTCACCTGTCAATGAGCCTAACACACGCAAGGCCTCGGCACTGCCAAAGAGTTGTCCGTAGATGGTTTCTTTCAGTTGTCCCGTCTTGGCCGAATACTGACTGATGCTGGCATCCAAGCCCACCAAGAAGTTTTGCAGGCCACCTGCAGCCTTCACACTGGCAGCATTGAACCCTATACCCATCGCTTCGGCAGCCTGTGTGGCTTCGGAAGAGGGCTTGATTAAGGCATTCAATACGGCAGCCAACTGCGTTGAAACTTCGGCCGTATTACCTGTCACACCTGTTGTCGTGGCAAAGACGGCCATCAATTCGTCCATCGACACACCCAATTGTGAAGCACTACCACTGACGCGGGGCAAAGCCTGACCTAATTGTTCAAAGCTCGTCACACCATTCTTGGCCGTCATCTGTATTTTGTCCTGGATGGCTCCTGCCTGATTCCAGCTTAGTCCGTAGTTCTTGATGAGGGTTGAAGTGACGGTCACTGTTTGCCCAAGGTCGGCAATGCCACCCACGGCAGCCTTACTTGATTGCTCCAAAAAGGCTATCCAGTTGTCTTCGGGTACACCATTTGAAATGGTTTGATAAAGGCCATTGGCCAATTGTTCGCGGGCAAGTGGGATATTCTTGCTCAGTTCTACAATCTTATCCTTTAGTGCATCAAAGTCCTCACCACTCTTGCCCGCCATGGTATTGGCACCCTGCATGGCCGTTTCAAAACTATTGAAAGGTTCGGCAGCACCTTTTATCATGCCGCGTAGCTGATCGATAGCCCCTGTAGCGTTCTGCAGCAACAAACTCTTCGATGCCATGGCTTTGAGCTGCTCACCGCTTTGGCGAGCTGTTTCGCCCACCTGCGACAACACATCTTCAAAGTTGGTTGCTTCCACTGTGAGGTTTTTCAGCACCCCGCCGTCAACACTCTTGAGTTTTATTTGAAATTCTACGGCCTTTGCCATTGGTATTCCTTTCGTTTTGTTGCTTAATAATCTATTTATTTCAGTCCTGCGGCCCGCTTGGCTTCCCTATAGCGCCGCTTCAATTCCTCGTTGCTGATTTCTTCCTGTGGCTTTTTCGCTTCTTCCTCCCACGGGAACTGCATCACGTCGCGGGGTGAGAGCGTGTTCTTGCTGTAGGGTTGCAGCATACAGAGGCAAGCCATGCGCAAGCGTTCCCATTCACCACGCTGCTCGTTCTCATGCCATTCATGCCACGCCTGCCATGCCGCTTGAAACTCCGAAGGGGTGCACCGGCAGAAGTCATTCAAACTCATTCCCATGCACCCCAACGCAATTCCTTGCAGCTCTTCGATGCTTACGCCCGAGCCTTCAGCGTCGTTTTTTTTTCGGCATCGCCCATCTGTGTATAGAAGCTATTGAGGCTGTCGGGCTCGAGCTGGTCGGCAAACGTTTCGAAGTCTACGTCGAACGCCACATCGTCGGCCTTGCACGCACTCTGCACACAGCAATAGATGAACTGCACAAGCTCACTGATGTCGCTCTGATTGAGCTGGCTCACATCTTTGCCTGTGGCGCGCTTAAAGCGTACCATCGCGCCCATGGTCACGCGGCAGGGATATTCCCGTCCGCCTACCTTCAATTTCTGTAGCTGTTTCATATACCTTATTTATATCTGCTATCTGATTTAATGACCACTTGCAGCAGGCCTTGCAGCAGGTGAAGCTTCAGTGAGACCTGTTCCCTGTTTCTCCACCTTTCCGCAGTTCTCCAAGTTCAGACTGTACTTGCCGTCATCTCCGGCCTGACCATCAAGCTCTAATGAGGTAATGATATACTTGCCCTTGTAGCCGCCGGCTGACTTGCCTGTGCGTTTATCACCATCGCGCAGACCATAGGCGGCATCAATGGGCTCGCCTGCTAACATTTTCTCTTTCAGTTGATCGTAGGTAGGCATTTCATCGTCGCCATCCGTGAGCACGCAGCCGTCGGCCGAGATACTCTCCGAAAAGCTCTTCACATACTTTTCCTTCCACTTGCCGCTTGCGGCTTCCTTGGTCACACGCTCACCTGTCTCGGTCGATGTGCTTACCTTGCAGCCCGTTGAAAAACCGAGGGCCTTGCCGTCAACGCTTAGGATGAGGTTGGTTCCGTCTAAAACACTTTTTGCCATATCTTTTTCCTTATTAAAATTGTTGATACTATGCCGGCCGCCAACCCGACGATAAAGGCGTAGAGCAATGCCGTGAAATCCATAGGCTGCTGCTCTTTAGTTTTCTGTTGTTTTGTACTCAAGGCACGTTCGGCCGCAGACAGCTGCGTCTGTATCTCTTCGATGCGCTGCTCATAGCGTGCGCACTGCACCTCCAAGCTGTCGCATCCAGCCTCGATGATGATTTGCGCAGGGCTTTCTTTGTCTGCTGGGGGGCGACGGCTCACTTTCACGTGCGCCTGTCCCCGGTGGGCTGTGTAGCCTGCACCTGCGGGCAGAAGGGCAAGACTGTCTTCAGTTACGCTTAGCGTCACCCGTGACTCGGGCACCGTCACCCGCTGCTGCCACCGTTTGAGGATGTTCGTCTGCCGTTCGGCTTCCTTCACTGCGCTGACGTGTTCTGTGCGGCTTTCCCTTGTCTCCGTCTTCACTGAGCGACAGCTCACTGCTGACAGGGCAAGCAGCGCGATGAGGGCACAGCTGAATGGCCTCGATAGCCCGCGAGAGGCGGTTGAGGGCGCGGCGTGTCTTGTCGTTCTCGCCACGCAGTTCTTCCATCTTTTCATAATTAATGCGGTTTTGTTTATGAAGCCCCACAAGCTCTGCACTGACCATGTCGTACATCTGCTTGTAGGTATCTTCTACTTTCTTTTTCTGCTCCACCGTTCTGAGGCGGCGGTTGGCAATCCATGCAATGGCAGCACCGATACCGCCAGAAGGGATTGCCCATTGCAGAATTTGGAATATCGTGTCTGCCATTGTCGTTGAATATTGATGATTAAACCTGTCTTATGCCTATCTCGCGCAACCACTTGCTGACGTCGAAACTCGGACATGCTTTGCCGGGATTCAATTCATGATGCCCCACGATATGGATCTGCGGGAACCGCGCGTGGAAGTCCTCCACATAGCGTTTCAACGCTTCGCGCTGCGCCTCGGTGCGCGTATCTTTCGGCTTTCCGGCTTTGTCGCAGCCACCCACATACACGATGTGCCTCGATATGCTATTGTAGCCCTTTGCGCCGTTGGTCACTTCCAACGCATCCACCTGCGCATCCTCGTTGTTATCCACCAATCGCTCCACGCGTCCGTCCAAGTGCACCATGTCTGTATAGCCCACCTGCTTCCAGCCACGCCCACCCTTACTTACAGGGTCGGTGTGCCAGTGACGTATCTCCGCAGAGCTCACCTCACGTCCCTCGGGGGTGGCGGTGCAGTGGATAACGAGATATTGCATTGGCTTGCTCATTGAAATCCGATTAAGAAGCCTTGTATCCGCTCATCATCACTACGCCGGCATCAGCCTTCTTCGGCATACAGAGGAAATAATGGCGGAAGTTAATCTTGTTGCGCTGATACTCAGGATCGGTTGCAGCCTCACTGTAGTACATTTTTGTTGAACCTGTCGCCTTGAACACACGCGGTGTGTAGAATGCAAATGAGCAGTTGAACTCGCCGGCCGCGGCAGCCACGCCCAAGCCTTTCTTCTTGCCGGCCTGTGTGTAGAGCGGCGTATTGGCATACTCATAGACATCGAAGCCATAGAGCTTACCTACCTTACCTGTTGCGCGGTCAATATTGTACTGCTCGCGGAACGTCTGACTAACAAGCAGTAGGTCATTCACGTGGTCGGAACAGAGTACCAAACGACGATTCTCTGCTGGCACGTGCAACTTGTCCATTGCAGCTTTCAGTGCCACCAAGTCGGCCATCGTCAACCGCAGGCGACCCGTTTCAGCATCGCGTTCGCCCGTGGTTTTTAGCACGGGGGTCTTAGCGGTGTTCTCCTGCGCACAGAGGGCATGAGCTGCCTTAGTGAACTTAGAATCGTTGATGGAATTGCCATGCGATTCCTTCACGCGAGCCATCTTATCATAGCTGGCCGCATAGAGCTCGTCGTCGGTGATAGGCGTCACCTTGGTTTGGAACTTATCCAACTTCACGGCAATATCCTTGTCATCCAAGGCCTGCAAAGGTATCGGATAGGTTGTATTGTTGATTAACACATCAGGGTCTACGCCAACCTCTACAAGGTGTATCACATCGTTGTTGACGATTGTACTCTGGTCGGGTACGCCGTCCAGCCACGAGCCTTCCAATCCACCGCGGAGTGATTTTACCAGCTCGCCCGTCCATACTTCTGTAAAGACACCTACACGCAGCGCACCCTTGGGCAGGCATGCACCTACGGCAATGGCAATCACAATCAATGCAACGGCACCCATCCATGGGGTAACACCTAACATAATAGCTAATACAGCACCCATCACGCAGTTAAATAACAAGCTGGTGAGCATGCTCATTTTTGTTATTTTCTCCATTTCCTTATTCTATTTAAATATTATCAGCTTAATCTTTGTCTATAACTCACAGGCTATGCCATATTCAGCTTCGTAGAGTCGTTTATACTCTTCCACGTTATCAGCACGCAGCTTCACAAGTTCGTCAGCCGGCACCTCGCTGAGTTTCGTGTAGGTCTTCTCGCTGGCCGATCCAGGAGCGCTTCCTTGATGTCCCAGCATTGCCGACAGCTTCACCTGTGGCTTCATGGCCTGAAGGGTCTTTTCCAACTCCTCGGCACCAATTTGCCCACCGAGCTTCACAAACTGCTCCTTATGCTGCGCGTCAAGACGCTTTTCAGCGATAGCAGTGTCAACCAACTGCGCAATACGCGCTTCTGTGAGCTTCTGTGCCTCCGCCTTTAAGGTGTCGTTTTCCTGCTGCACGGCCTTCAGCTGTGCCAGCTTCTCGTTAATCTCTTTCTCCGTTGCCGTCTCCGGCAGCCCTAACTGCAGGGCAATTACTTTTTGTTCCATGTTTTTATTACTTTGATTGTTATTATGAGTGATAAGGGGAAGCCCGCAGGTTCCGTCCTTACTTAAAGTTATCCGCTTCCCGTCTTTTTCCAGCACGATAGCGTCGTCATTGGCCCCCACATCGGCCACACTGACCTCGATGAGGCGACTCTTCGTAATCGTCGGACGAGTCTGTCCGGGTACAAGCATTGTAGGGTCTTCGCTGGTCTCAATAATCTCAAGCCCTGCACTGACCATTCGAAGGCTGCCGAACTCGAACTGCTTCTGACAGCGCTCACTCTGTTCTGAAGCGCAGTCGAACATCAGTTCTCCCGTTATCTCATCATTCTCCACCTTCGGGTCTTTCACGTAGCCCACCACATTACCGCGCTCGTGCATATATAAAAGTACGGGGTTTCGCTTGTACTGTTCCACATCAATGCCTGCTGTCAGTACGCGAAAGCCGTAGCAGTTCAGGCTTTCGTTTGAAATTCTTACTCTTTTTCCCATTGTTTTGTAAAATTTGATGCTGCAATATTACAAGTTAATCCACAGCAGAACAAATAACAGTGCAAGCATTGCAGTATAGTATGCAAGCATTGCACACTTTCTTTTAAGTGTCAATATTTTAGACCAATTTTGCAGGCATAATTCAAACATTATTATAGCGAAATGACAAAAGAAACTGAAAAGAAAAAATCGCTCGCCCGGTCACTCTATCTCTCGGGAATGGAGCAGAATGAGATTGCCGACAAAGTAGACGTATCGCGCGTTACCGTCTCCAGGTGGGCCAACACGGAGGGGTGGAAGGAAGCACGTGCCGCAAAGAATATCTCGCGTCCTGAATTAGTGAACAAACTCCTGCTCACCATTGACGGAATGATAGAGAATGTGAATAAATCGAATGATCCTACACTTGTCGGTTCATTAGCTGACAAGCTGTCCAAGCTCTCATCAACAATTGAGAAACTTGATAAGAAGGCAAATGTCATCGACGCTATAGAAGTATTCATGGCATTTAACCGGTGGATACAGGACCAGGCTTCCTACGACCCGGAGATTACGCCGGAGCTCATCAAGGCCATCAACAAATATCAGAACAAGTTCCTCATGGAGCGTATGCAGAACCCGTCTACATTATAATACACAACAAGTATGGCTACGATTGCAGAACTCAAACAGATGCAGCTGGAGTGGCAGGAACACTGCCGGCAGATACAGAGTATCACCGATACCCGGAGCCTTGTCCGCGAGACGGCCGTTGAGAAAGAGCAGCGTATCCGCAGACTGCAAAAGGACTATGCCGCCTTTTGCGAGTATTATTTCCCGCATTTCCTGCAACAGCGTGACAAAGTCACTGGTGAAGTCGTGCGCATCGTACACAATGCACCCTTTCACAATGCTGCTGCACTGAAAGTGAAGAACACGCCTAATTTAAAAGCGGTATTCAAATGGCCCAGAGGACACGCTAAGTCCACGCACATGGACATTTTTACACCGTTGTGGCTGATGTTCCAGCCTAAACGCCTGATTGACTTCATGGTCGTTGTCGGTAAGTCTGAGGACAGCGCAAACCGCTTGTTAGGAGATATTCAGGCGGAGCTCCAATACAACAAGCGTATCATCGCCGATTATGGAAAGCAGATGTCAATGGGCGACTGGACAGAAGGGGAGTTCACCACTAAGGACGGAGTGCATTTCCTGGCGTGTGGACGTGGGCAGTCACCTCGTGGTTTGAGAAAGCGTGAGTCACGCCCAGACTATATCGTCATCGACGACCTCGATGATGATGAACTTTGCCGTAACCCACGCCGCGTGCGCGAGATGACGGACTGGGTGAAGGAAGCCCTTTTCGGTGCACTTGACGTGGGCCGTGGTCGGTTCATTATGGTGGGAAACCTTATCTCAAAGACCTCGGTACTGGCTGACATCTGCAAGACCAAAGGCGTACATGTGTCTGAGGTGAAGGCCGTCGACAGTGAAGGCAACCCTACATGGCGCGAAAAGTGGACAAAAGAGGAGGCCCGTACTTATGCTGAGTTCGTGGGCTACCGCGCATGGGAAAAGGAAATGATGCACAACCCCATCATCGAAGGTACGGTCTTCAAGCAGGAATGGATTAAATATGCTAAGCACCCGGCATGGCGCGACTTTGACGAACTCGTGCTCTACATAGACCCGTCGTGGAAATCGAAGAAAACAAACGACACCAAGGCGGCAAAACTGTGGGGAAAGTATAAGTCACAGCTGTGGCACTTGCGGGCCTTTGTCAGGAAAGCATCTGTGGCAGAACTTGTCCGGTGGTGTTATGACCTCTACGAGTGGAGTCTTGAAAAGAATATCCCTATCCGCTTCATGATGGAGGCCAGCTTCATGCAGGATATCATCCTTGATGATTTCACAATAGAGGGCACCCAACGCGGCTATCAGCTACCCATCACGGGAGACAAGCGCAAGAAGCCGGACAAGTTCCAGCGCGTGGAAGCTATCAGCCCGCTATGGGAACGCGGTTTTGTCTATTATGACATTTCGCAAAAGGATGACCCGGACATGCAGGCGGGCATAGCACAGACCCTTGCTTTTGAAAAGGGCATGAGCGGCAATGACGATGCCCCCGACGCAGACGAAGGCGCAATCTGGCAGTTGCAGCGCACCACACGGCAGGAAAGTTTTCAACCACAATTCAGCAAAAGACAAACATCAAAAAATAGTTGGTAAAATGAAAAAATTAATCAAAGACATCATTTTTGCTTGGAAGTTCAAGCGTGCGGTCAGGAAAGCAGACTATCTGCGTCACATCACACACCGCAAGTATATGGTCATCGTGATCAAGGGAAGACTTGAAGTCATTTCCAAACAGGATATCAAAAAGTTCGTCGTAGGCGGGGTATTCAGAAAAGGAATGACCGCGGGCGACATCGAACGTAAAGCATTATATATAACATTGTAGCTTATGTTTGTAACAGATGAAGACTACCGGGTAGTAATTGGCGAAGCCGCTTTAAAAGTTGTTTCGCAGACATCGGCCGAGATACGGGCAGGTGCCGAGCGCGAGGCAATGGAGGAGATAGCAGGGTACCTGCGCCCCGTATACGACACCGAGGCTGCATTCAAAACTGAAGGTGATAACCGCAACCGGCTCATCGTCATGTATGCCTGCGACATCGCACTCTACCACATGACGGCAGCCATGCCACAGAAGATGGGCAGTGAGATACGCAAAGAACGCTATGAGCGGGCGATTAAATGGCTTGAGGGTGTACAGGCGGGAAAGATTATTCCCGCGCTTCCCGTGGCCACGGATGCCGCCACGGGCGAGCCCTCCGGGACAGTCGTAGTATGGCATTCGCAGAAACCCCTCAGGCATAACTGGTAATAACCCATTAAAGTAATTTCTATGAATATCAGAGATATTTTTTCCTCGCTTCGTGGCCGTGACAACGACCGCATACTCCGCACCCCTTACGGCACCTTTAACCTTGCCAAAGACGATGACAAGGCGCGCGTGAAGCACGTCATCATGCAGCTGCAGCAGACTACCGATGCCCTCACGCGCAAGGATATCGCCGACTGGCGGCGTGCGTGGCAGGCAGCGATTAACGTCGACAACCCCAACCGTGGCCCGCTCTACGACATCTACCGCGACACCGATGCCGACGGACATTTGTCAGGATGTATCCGTCAGCGCGAGGGCTTCGTCATGGCCAAGTCGTTCAAGATTGTAGATGACAAAGGAGAGGACAAACATGAACTGCTCGACTACTTCGACCACGCGTGGTTCAAGGATTTTTGTCAGTATGTACTTGATTCTCGCTATTGGGGGCATTCGCTCATTGAGCTGGGTGATATCGTCGGCGCGGGAACGGTTGCCATGGCCTACGACTGCGTGAGGCTCATTCCCCGCAAGCACGTCATTCCTGAATACGGGCGCGTCATCATGCAGCTCGGACAGGACTGGCGTGCAGGCATAGACTACCATTCGCCGGCTGTGGCCCCTTCGCTCATCGAGGCGGGCAAGCCTTACGACCTCGGCCTGCTCCTGAAAGCCACGCTGCACACGATACCGAAGAAGAACATGCTCGCGTTCTGGGATACGTTCGGGGAGATTTTCGGTATGCCCATGCGCATCGCAAAAACCTCTTCGCGTGACAAGAAGGAGATTGACAGACTACACAGAATGCTCATTGATGCGGGTGCTTCGCAGACAGCCGTGATGCCGCTCGATACGGAACTTGAGTTCGTCGAGTCCACGAAGGCCGATGCCTACCACGTCTATAACGAGCGTGTCAGCAGGGCCAACTCCGAAATTTCGAAGCTCATCATCGGGCAGACAATGACAATTGAGGACGGCTCGTCGCTTTCACAAAGTCAAACGCACTTACAGGTGCTTCAGAACCTCGTCGAGGGCGATGCTGATATGTTGCGTGACGTCATCAACAACCAGCTGCTGCCGCGCATGGTGGCACATAAGTTTCCACTCGCGGGGTGCCGCTTCGATTGGAACGATGCTATTGACTACACGCCTGAGCAGCAGGTGGCCTATGAGTCGATGATTGCCGACCGCTATGAGGTTGACCCGGCATATTTCGCAGAGAAATACGCTATGCCTGTAGGGGAACGTCGAGAAGCAGCAATGCCTGCTTCATTGGTACAACATGGAAAAGGAAAGCAAGGGAAGTCTTTGGGAAAAGATTTTTTCGACTAAGCCCCGCTGCCTATGTGGGGCTGCACAATCGTTATGAAGCGTTGCTCAACGGTGAGCATCACTGTGCTTTATCAGCCAGAAAGATTGAGCCGAAGCAACAGGAACAGCTTCGCGCTGCGTTCAAGTCGATGATGAAAGGCCTTTTTAGGCAGAAGGGAGCATCGCTTGATATCAATATCATCACCTCCAAGGAGGCGCAGGCCTTTATTGAAACGCATGCCGACGTGTTGAACAGTGCTTTTGAGCAAACGAAGATGTCGGCTACCATGCGCGATAGCTTGGAGCATTCCACCTATGTTTTCTCGGGGCTCAAAACTTTTCACGAACTCAATGAGGCCTTTCCTTCTTTAGTCGATGAGCAGGGTAATAAAAAGCCGTTTGAACGGTTTTTGAATGACGTTCAAAAGGTAGACAAAACCTATAATGAACATTACCTGCGTGCAGAATACAACTTTACCCACGCCGCAGCTGATATGGCGGCGAAGTGGGAGGCGTTTGCCGAGGACGGCGACCGTTACAATCTGCAATATCGCACGGTGGGCGACGATCATGTGCGCCCCGAGCACGCTGCCTTAAACGGCACGACGCTACCTTTCAGCGATGCGTTCTGGAATAGCTACTATCCGCCCAACGGGTGGAACTGCCGTTGCACGGTGGTGCAGGTGCGCAAGACGAAATATCCCGAAACACCGCGCGAGGAAGCCTATAGGCGTGGGGCCGAGGCCTTGGCTAACGACACGCGCGGCATGTTCCGCTTCAATCCCGGCAAGCAGGGTAAAGCCATGCCTGACTACAATCCCTACAGCATACGCCGTTGCAACGACTGCGACCTTGCCAAGGGAAAAACAACCCTTGCCTTTGTGCCCGAGAATGAACTCTGTGCTGCGTGCAGGTTGGTAAGACAATGCTTTGGGGATAAGTCCAAGTCCGAGCGAGCCATTGAACGCATACATTACTTGCATGAAATGGAACCGCTGCTTAAGGTGAAGCATGAAAAGCCGATAGAAGGTGGAACGATCAAGGTAGGTTTCTCTACCTACGGCAACAAACACCTCTTCTCCGACACATTCGGCAGGTCAAAGGTGCTGGAAAAGGACGATTTGGCTTCTTTAGATAAAGTGTTGCGCAAGGCTACATTTATAGAATCCTCACCGCTGACGCATCCAAGAACAGACGGCGTTGACCGTTTCTATTATTTCGAAGGAGAAATCAGAGGGAAAAAGGTAAGATTGAATGTGGCAAGGAAAGCTGATAGGAAAGACAATGGATTTATCCGTATAACACATTTCCTGTATTCTATAAATGATATGTAAAAAACGCATTGGGCGATAGTTAGGACTCAATTGCCAGGTCATCATTCCCAATGCGCTAATATCGTTACACTGAGGGCGGCGGTTAGGACTAAAATGCCAGGGTGCCATTCCTTCAGTGCTTTATCTGTTGCAAATATAATCATTATTTCAATACAAACAATAAAACGGACGATATTTTTTCATATTCCAATAAAAAAGCCTGCCGGCATGGAGACCGACAGGCTTTTTCCTGAATGATACGCTGCTTATAATACACCTTTTACGCCATACACCTCAATACTCTCAAGAATATCCTCGTGGTTGTGGTTGGTGATGGTTTCTGTGAGACGCAGTCCGTGAAAGCTCTCACCCTCCACGCTGTCCATGGCCGCACGGATTTGGGCAATTAAAGCCCAAGCAGCTTCCTGTCCGCCCTCCAACCAGTCGGTTACGACGTGCAACCTGACGCTGCCTTCACCACGATAGCCACCACCCACGTAAGGTTGCCACGTAATCGGGCCAAACTCGACGAACACGGCAGGACGTGCCCAACTGTCTTCCTGCTCAATGAACTCCACGTTGTGGTTCCAAAGGTCGACGTGCTTCACTGCTTCAATCTTTTCCATTGCCGCCTTGATAGCTGCATAGAGTTCCTTTCTCATTGTTTTATCCTTGTTTTTATTGTTGTTAGTATATGTTCAATCTCATCACAGGTACTTGACAGTAATAATTTTCCGTCTTCGACAGGGCAGCCGTCATCAGAGAACATGAGTATCTCTATCCTGCCATCGTAAAGTCTGCTGCGGAGTACATCAAGTTCTTCAGTTACAATACGACTCACTTTACTTCTTCTGATAAATGGGAATTTCATATTTTCACTTTTTTAGTTTAAATTCGTTGTTAAAATATTCCTCTAAGTTTTGCTCGATGATTTCCGTCACAGCTTTTTCAACTTCTGCCGACGCACCGAGGAACTGCCGCCGAGGTATCTTGATACTGCTGCCCACCTTCATCAAGGCCATGAATTTCCAAAAGGCGGCCTCGCTGCTGAGCTGCTGTGTGCGGTGGTCGTTGCGCTTTTCGCCATTCTTCTTGCGGCCGAAACCGCCTACACACGCGTAATAACGATGCCAAAAATACCCTTTCATGCGCTGCGTCACCTTGATTTCGCCACCCTCGTTGTGGAGGTCGGCCGCAGGGTGTGCGGAATAGAACGTTACGCCGTCATTGGTAATTTTGCTCATAATGCTGCGGCGCAAACCTCCTGTGTCTACCAATGTGGCGCGTCCGGGGCGCAAGGGGCTGCGACGGCGTGCCCACTTTTCGGTGAAGAAAGCCTGGCGCGCAAAGTTTTGGTCGAACTCATCGACCAGCTCCACCTGCACGTCTTTCAGTATGCGGGCAAGCACTTGTGTTAAATCATTTTCCATCGTCGTCGAAATCGAAGAGTAAAAGTGGACGGGGCGAGTTATTGTTGTCGCGCCTAACCTTTACATCTATTTTGAGCATATTGTACATGGCGCGCTCGCTGATGCCATAGATGGGATAGATGTAACGGCGCCAAATCTCTCGGTTGGAGAGACCCGATTTTGCCCATTTTTCGTAAATTGCATTAACGTCGGCCACGCGTTTCAGATAGCTCACCCCACGACGGCGCTCATTGTCCACTTTCATTGTTTATAAAGATTGTTTTTGTTATTAATTCATTTAACCGCAAAAGCATGACAGCCCATTTGCTGCCATGCCGTAAACTTTATATATATGCCTTAGGCCTACATCCTGCAGAAACTCGGTTCTATCCGACGCCATACATTCGTCTCCGGATTGCGCTTTGAGAAGTAGTAGTTGACTGCGTTCTTCTGTACCACGTTTGCTTCTTTGAAAAGCCCCATGATTTCACTGTACTCGCTGTCGAACTTATCCTCTAATTCATAGAGTTTCGAAATGCTCTTGTAATCAAGATCACCAGACTTGTTGCGCTCTAAGAGCGTCATGGCCATCTGGTACATCGGGTCGTCGGCCCCTTTTTCGCTCTTCTTCATATAACGCTTGAGATAGTCGATAAGACGCTCTGCTGCAAGATCGGCGCGTTCGTCAAAGCCTTTCACCTTGTTGCTGGCCACTTCTAAGCGGAAGTCTCCGTCTGTGATGGTGTAGCTACGCTGGTCGCTCTTGCGTAGTTGGCCATAATCGCGCATCACACCCACGAAGCCTTCGACCTCACCCTGCAGCCAGTCATGAAAACTTTGCACGTCGGCAGCTACTGTCTGCAGACGTTCCTCTACGCTGTGCATCAGTTCGGCTCGCAAACTTTCGTAGGTTTCGCGACGCTGGATGCGACTTTGTTTCTCTTCGTTTTGTAACTCAGCGAGCAGTTTTGCCCGCTCCTCCTTACTTAAATTCTGAATGTTCACTGTTGTTTCCATACTCTTTATGTTGATTAAAATTAATTTTTAGTTGAATTATTTACAGATAGCATAACAATAGTTCCCCTCTCTTCAGAAGAACCTTGAAAAGATTCCTTTTTCCGCTTTATCGCTCGTAGCTTCACGGCAAGGACTTCCAATTCGTCAATACTGATGTGACGGAAGGCTTTGCCAGCAATGCGCGTATCTTCGCAGAAAGCATTCACGCGATTCCAGTTTGTAGTGTCAATGCCGAGCTGCTGCATGAGCTTTAGGCATACACTGCGCTTGCGTCGGAGCTGCCTCCGGATGCCTTCCACAAACTCGTCGTAGCCTGCTACCTGCTCCATATCGCGACACATCTTGTTATATTCTTGCTGTGTAGTCTCGCGCAGCGAGGTAGTTCGCCCGTCGGTGTATTGTGACACCAACGTTTCCTTATCTGCTCCATGCATTTTCTTGAGTAGGGTGTAAAAGCGTGCGTAGTTGCGTTCGTTTGCCATATTTTTTTGGTTAACGTGTTGATATGTAAATGTGTTCACGAGTTACTTATTCGTCCTATAACTCGTCTACTTGTTTACTCGTTTACTTGTTTAATGTAATACACTTGTAAAGGCTTTCCATTGCGTTTGATGAGCAATTGTGTCTTGCCATCCTCGGTCATTAGGTCGGTTGTCACCTCGCTCCTCACGTTGATATCGCGGCGCGTGTAGAGGCTGTGAATGAATGCGTCGATGAAATCAAGCAGATCCATCCACTCCTCGGGCGTGTTGTCAATACCACGCATGGCGTAGTGTTGGCTTACCTCCATCTGCAACCGCAACAACCACTCGGGATTGTCGTTCGGAGTCATTGAATAGTGTCTTAATTGTCCCATATTCGTTTTGTCTGTTATGTTTTATCTGTCTTCTGCTTTCCACTCAATTGTCACCACTGCATTAAGCCGTCCGCTGCCTCTACACACGGGGCATCCTTGCTTGTAGCGTTCACGATAGCAGTTTTCCTGCCAAAAATAGCCGTTGCCTTGGCAATAGGTGCACACGTGCCCACGACTCATAAAGCGCTCTCCCATGCGCCCTCCTGGACTCATCAGTCCGGGGGCTATTTCTATTATTCGTTTTTCCTTGCTCATATTTTTTACTCAATTACTAATTGCACATTGAAATGAAACTCACGGCACAGCCGTATTATCTGCTTTATCTTGAACGGCTCGCCACCCACGCCGAAGAAGATAACGCGTTTGCGGGTGTTGACCTGTACGCCTTTTTTTCGTAGCCTGTACAACAGGTTGTCTCGCTTGTTTGCCATTGCTTTACTCTTTTGTTTCTCCCCAATATATGTTTGCTCTTTCCTCCCATATCGTGTAATAGCCCTTGCTCCCGAAATACCTGCCTTTGCTGATTGCCCGATAACCCTCCACCCATATCTTTAGGGCTGCATCATACATCACACTCACCGCTGTACGACCTGAAGGTTTGTTTCCTTCTGCCTGGCTGATGAAGATGAGCAGCTTATCCCGGTGTCGGTTCTTAAACTTCTGATAATCCTTAAAGCTCATCTGTGTGTACTGAAAGCTGTCTATCACAATGATATCCGGGCTTTTGTGCTTCTTGAGACGGCCGTCAAGGTCTTTCATGCTTTCACTGATGAGGATAAACCGCCGTGCAACGTCCTGCATTCCTGCCTCTATAAGTGCATTCTTCATTGTCAGAGAAAAACCTTCTTCCAAGGAATTGTAGGCTATCTTCCCGTACTTTGCCAACTCTTTGCAGAGCTTCATCGTGAAGCTGGTCTTACCGCTTCCAGAACGTCCCCAAATAAACCATACGCCTCCTCGCTCCGGTGCTCCGAAGGCGTCTGCCCATTCTCCTTCAAAAGGATAGGTTTCTTTCTTCATACGCAGCATATCGGTTACTGACATTGCCCTGTTCATTATCCTGCTGTTTTACCGCTGTTCAAACGCTGATTTTTCGCTGTTTGAGCAGCCATCAATTTAACTCTATGAATATTCTTCTTCACGCGCCGCAGGTCGAATTCATATTCCTCTGCATCTTTAACAACCTCCGAGATGCGTCCTTTGTCTGTCACACCGTTTGCCATGCAGATTGCATACACATCATGAGGGGCGGTCTGTTCCAGTTCATAGAACTTGCGGCCGATACGGCTGTGTATCTCGTTATATCCGCATTTGTTGTAACGCAGCCCCATGGTCATACGACGCTTGATGTAGCTTGTTGAGAAAAAGACGATGCCGCATTTGTCCTCCAAGCGATTGTAAAGGTCTATGAAATAATGAAAAACGCGCTCCGGCAGTTTGTCGGCTTCGTCAAAAAGAAGTAACGGTGCCTCCATCTGAATAAGATCATCAATGATCCTGTCGAGCAGTTCTCTGATGCTGTAACCCTCTGTACGCTGACCGATACGGCGTGCAATCTCACGTACAAAGTCACTCTTCTTCATGTCTTCAGAACACAAGATGTAGAACACCTCATTGTTCTCATTTGCATAGAGACGCGCCGTGGTTGTCTTTCCACAGCCTGCCTCTCCGACAATCCATGTGACATTCCTCACGGCCTGGGCATCTTTCATGACGAGTGTCATTTCCTGAAAGGCCTTTGTCTCAACCACCTGCCAGTCATTGCCGGACGTTGTCCCCAACTGTGAGGCGAGGTTGCGCCACATGTCGTCCGAAATATTCTCCCACTTGCCTTGCAACAGCGTGCTCAATGTTGCGCTGCTGATACCCGTGAGACTCTGCGCAGCCTTATTCTGACTTGGGTACTTGCTGACATACTGCTTCAAGCACTCCTGGATCTGACTCTTTTCGTTGTTTGTCAACTTACTCATATCTTTTCTATTTTAGTTGTTATTTTTTTATTTTGTGTAGTGAGGCACCACCTCGCTGCCTATGATTTACCAGCCACATAAGCCATGTCGACCACTGTCGTCTCAACCTCCGCCCAGTCTTCAAGGCTCACTTGCTTCGTCTTTCGTCCTATCTTATACTCTTCAGGCTCTTTGCTATAGATACCTGTACGACGTTCAATCTGTCGGCGCTCAGCTGCTGTCATTCCCTTAGGCTTTGGACTACGCAATCCGTGCTGCTCTGGCATTACGCCGTGAGCCTTTTCAATCTCACGTCCAGCAACGGTGCGCTCAATACGGTCAGTGGTATTCGCAGCCTGCTGCTGTCTGATGAATGCAGCTTCGCCTTCCGTCTGCTCTTGTATCGCACGATGTATCACAACGTAAGGTTCTGCTACTCGTTCAAACCTCAGGCTGCCGTCAGCTTCTTTCTTATAGAGCCGGACGCTTCCGAAGTCGTAAGGATCATACTTAACAACAAATCGCTCGTAAGTGTGCTGTCTTCGCCACTCATGATCAGGAACACCAGGTTCACTCATCACTTCGTATTGTCTCTTCTCCTTCTTGATAGTTACGCTGATACCTTGGTCGGTGAACGTGCTCATACGCTTAGCTGTCACCCAGAACATATCCACCATGTCGTGTGCCGTAACCTGCTGTGTTTCCTCATTCACGCTGTTGTCGTAGGCTTCCTGCCGGCTCTTGCCGTATGCAGGATGCTGCATTTCGTTCCACTCCTTAGTAGCCTTTGCGTAAGCATCCTTCAGTTCCTCAAGCGTATAGAGTGAGTCCTTGTTTTCCTCAATAAACTCAAGGTTCGGACGGCTCGACATCTTCTTTGCCGTAATGTTCTGTCCTGTGAAGCGCCAATCCTTGTGCAGCACCTGCTGCTGGAAGCGGCCGAACACCGCCTCAATGGTCTTTGATTCGCCGTTATAAGGCTGAGTGGTCCTATGCACGTGGCAAAGCTTCTTAAACAGTCCGTTGGCATCCAGCTTCTTGTGCCCACCCTGGTTGTCGTGAACAATCTCGTAAGGCTTGTGCTTGCTGGTCTGGATTGCCATGCGGTAAGCGAGATATTGCGCCTCGTAATCCTCACTATCGCTGATATGCCAACCAAGCATCACCTCACTCATCGCATCAATAACTACATAGACCTGCGTGGTGCGTACCTTACCAGCATCATCCTTATAATATAGGTTCAGCTTCGTGCCATCACCATACCACAACGCATCACGCTTCGTTGGCAGTGCCGTGCGGTGCTTGCGTCCAAACTTCTGTCGTGCTGCCTGCTCGCCATGCACAGCATCGTACCATAGTGGCATAATCGCAGCACTGTTCAGCCATCGCTTCATACCGCTAAGGCTTTTCAGTGGTTTCCAGCCGTTTGCTTCTGCCTGCCGGTTTGCCTCTTCAAAGAGCTGTGCGTCGGTGTATACAGGCACTCGACAGCGTTTCAAGGCTATAAGCAGCTGCCCGAACTCGGGTGTTATCTTAATAGTGTTCAGATTACCCACCTTACCACTGATCAAGCTGAGATAGCCGTCGGCCTTGAAAGCTTTTATTTTCGCCTTCAGGCGTGCTATGTGCTTTGGTAGTGTATGGTGATATTCCTCGCGCAAAGCCTCCGAACTCTGACAGATAACTTCCCATGCACCCGCCATGCTGCTGTTCAGACTCTGACGGAGGGCCTGACGCTGTGCCATCATCTTCTGCAATTCGCCAAGTACACTCGCGTTGATAGTATATTCCTCTATCAGTTCGCCTGTCAGATGCTCCGCCCGGCCGTTCTTCTCATAGGTGAATGCTTCGTACCATTCGCGAGCCTCGCTATCTAATTTGATACGGTCACGCATCATGGCTTCCTTCATGCGCTGTTCAGGGTCGCCGTAACGTTCCATATACCGCTTTCTGTATTTCTCCGGAATGGAACTCCATGCGTAGAGTGCCTGACTACCCTCGCCACCACCGCGGTGAACGCTGACGATATTACCGCGAGTGACATTCTTCAACAATGTGTCACCTTTGATAATAGCTTCGCCGCCTCCCGTTAATTCCGCGTAGGTTACGCACAATATCTTATTGAAATACTCCATCCCGTCAAACTCTTACAAACTCATAGCCATTATTTCAACTTCGTTCTGCAACGCCATGAAACTGGGTACGTCAAGATTATGCTCCACACGCGTCTCTTTGCCGTCAATCAGAACATGCGTGCTGCCGTCATTGCGGTCATACACCAATTTTACACGTTCTCCATAACGCTGCGTCATGGTCTTTTCCACCTCCTCATGAGTAGTTTCAACATCAGCTTGCTTCCAATTAGGAGTTCCATTCAGCTGAGTTAGGGCTGTGTAGCGTATCTTCTTTGCAAGCTCGCTGTCACTTTTGAAGTTCAGAGCCTTCCATACCATCATAGTTGAACATCCAAACACCTTGCGAAGATGTGCTTTGTTCTTTTCACTTACATAAATCTTCTTTTCCATATTTTTTCTTTATTAATATTATGTTTGTAGGCGGTGGGGAATCGAACCCCAATTGCTGAGATGTTCTGGTCCGCTACCATTCGGACGTAGCCGCCTTAGGTTATCCTACAATCTAATCACCCATTTTTGTTTATGCGTTGGTTGAGTATATCTAAAATAATGCGAGAAAACATCAAACAGCCGACAAATATCTCATTGTTACAGCGTATTACTTTGTCAGGTTCAGCGTCTTGCATGTCGGCAATAATCTTGCACAATGCCTCATGCATCAGATTCAAATTTTCAGTGCTAACTTTGAACAATAAATCCTTATTCATATTCTTTTAATCATTAAAGTTTGCAAATTACAACGCTTTTTCGTATTTTTGAGCGCTGTTTATATACTAAACACGTTGCAAAGATAAGATAAAATTTCAACCTAACAAATAAAATGGATGAAAATTTAACCATAAAAGGTAAAATTCTTACCTTTTTAGATTCTACAGGGATTAAAAAAGTTGATTTCTTTAATACAACAGGCATTAAAGATAGCAATTTTAAGGGGAAAAATCTGCAAAGTCAACTTGGTGGAGATATGATAGTTAAAATTTTAACTACGTATCCGAATTTGTCAGCAGATTGGCTCCTTACAGGCAATGGTCCTATGCTCAAAACGAAAGATAGTAACCAATCATGCAGTGTAGCCGAAGACACAATTCCCGACCCTAAAGATAAAAAAAATAAGGCTATTTACCCCAAAAAACAAGGAGAAAATTCTATAACGGAGGTAATTCGTTCTGAACCCTCCGTCTCATACACTCTCAGTAAAGGTGCACCATACTATGATGTGGACTTCCTTGGAGGCTTTGACCTTACGTTTAATGATCAGACTGTCACCCCAGAATACAACATCGATTTCAAGCCATTCAACAAGCCAGGGGTCACCTGGGTGAATATCACAGGCCATTCTATGGAACCTAAAATCAACCATGGGGATATTATTGCGCTTAAGGAATGCCGACTTGAGGATGTGCAATACGGCGAAATC